CTCTCCTGTAGTCTGGGCTGTAACGTCACGAGTCGTATGAGAAGGAACCAATAGGTTTTCATCTTCAGGAATAAACACAGTACCAATATCAGACTGTGCATATCTTTGTTGAAAACCAGGTGCCAAATTCATAACGGGTCGAGCAATTTGATAATCCTCACCTCCACTGTGAGCAACGTAAAAAGTTACCGAAGCAGCAACAGTTGGGGGATTTGAAAGATCAACTAAGGAATAGATTGCCAAACAACCAGTTTTTGTATCCAAAGTAGTTGCATCAGGTCCAGGGTTAGATTCATTGGTAGTCCTTTTATATGTTTCGCGCCAGTCAGTATTACTAATGAATGGAACAGAAACACGGAAAGTAGTTCTGCCCATTTCATCTTGTCTATCCTTTAAATTGCAAACAACGTTATAGTTGGTATTTAAAAGTTCACCAAGATCATCTGGAACATCAGCAAGGTTGGTTTCTGGTAGGAAAACAACCGCAAACCTCCCTTGATGGTACGGAGTCTTTACAACCATAATGTCATAATTTATCGTACCTCTCCACAATGTTCCCATCATACTCGCATATGCGAAACTTCCAAAATACATGGTAGCACTATCTTCACTGTTACCATACTGATATTGAGAAAAAGGAGAAACTTCCCAAGCAGTAATTTTCTTCCTTCCAGAGAAAATTGATGTTGAAGCAGTTTGGGCGTGAAAGAAATTTGGACGACCAAAAATATATTCAAAATTCATTTCATCTTTAGACTCTGGAATAAAGGATGATCCATCAATACCATTATCTTGCAACAAAGCTAAAGTGGTTGCATCATCATTCCCTTCAGAATGGATTAATGTGTTATTTGGCTTAAGTACAGCTTTACACTGTGGTTGTATTGACGTCGGTTTAGACCAACCAAGAGATGCTGCAGTTCTTCCTAAAGCTCTTGAAACCCAAGCAACAGAGGAAGCAACTTGCCCGATAGCAGGAATTCCTGAAAGGACATCGGCTACCATTGATACACCACTAGCAACTTTAGAAACAGGTCCAGAAGCCTCAACTTCACCAGTATCTCTCGCTGCCATTGGTTGAACATCAGCTTGAGCAACACGATATCCTTTAGATTCGAGTCGCCTGATTTCATGTTGATCACGAGCCATAGACATAACATCATTTTGAGTAGGCACAAAGAACTGTGGATTTATAAATCGAGCAAAAACTGTATATTTAGCGGTTTCAGCAGCATTAGGTCCAAGAAGGGTTGAAAATACATACAGGAAAACGGAACCAAATTGATTTTGTGGATTTCCAAGATCAAACAAATCATAAATATTAGCATAGGGACAAATTAATTTTAAAGAATTACCTTCTTCAATACTAACAACCTTATATGGACATGAAGTTTGAGATGCAAGGAAACGTGTCCCTTTGCGTCTAAAATCTCCCACTTGATCATAATAAGGATTGTAAACTAACATCAAAGCTCCTTGCAAGAAAGGCTGAGCATTAATCTTAACCTCAATTTCTATATCAGCTTTCAAATACTGATAATTTTTAAGCTTATCCACGACTAATGGGGAATTACTAAAAATATCCTGAGGAAAATTAAATTGTTGCAAATAATTTTGAGTATCATTATCAAAATCAGTTGGAGCTAATAAGATTGGAATGGCTCCATCAGTTGTATTCCACTCAAACGTACCAAGATTCACAGGACGTTCGAGAATACTCACAATTTCATGTCTAGTACTATCATTAAGTGCCATTTGAATGGTAGTAGATGGCATCGGCGTGGCTTCAATTGACATCTGAACATCAGTAAGAAGTTTACCACGGGTTGAATCAACTTTCGTGTTTTGATCATGGTCATACGAAACAGAACCATTTGAATTATCATTTGAATTTGTAGCAGTCATGTAATACGACAGGGGTAGATGACTATTCACCCTGAAGGCGGGAGCTGTATCACCAGAGCACAGCAACACTCTATAGGTGGCAAGGAAATAGCAGTAGAAAGATAATTATCCCGTTTGTATTTTCAATCCAAGATCACATTTCCGAAGCAAGGCCAAAGGAGTTTACCATAGAGGAACATATTCGGTCCGAGCATACAAATCACGATTGTATTTGTACACCTCCATCTGCTCGTAGTAAGTGGGAACAGATATATTCAACCCCACTACTGCGAGTTCCTCTCGTATACGATTACTCCAATACTCGTATACACTTTGCGGATGGAGAGAGAGTTCCATAATCGTTTGGTCACAGTTTTCGATGGTTGCAGATTTTTGAGCTTTTCCGCGAATCCAGTTCGTGATTTCCAAGACATTTTCCAAATCCATTGGAGCAAGGAAAGT